CAAATATAAGGAAACGGAGTTTTATGAAGTCGGTGATGCTTTCCACAACAGTTGCGGTTTACCTGGTCCTGCTTTGGGCAACATCAATATGTTCTTGGGGCACTCAAATTCTTCCAAAACCACAGCTCTTATTAAAGCGGCGGTTTCGGCTCAAAAGAAAGGACATTTACCCGTTTTCATTATTACGGAGAAAAAATGGAGTTGGGACCACGCTGTAGAACTTGGACTCCAAGCTCAAATGTTAGATGGAGAGTGGGACGGACAGTTCATTTTTAATGATAACTTTGATTACATTGAACAAGTAACTGATTATATTAATGAATTACTTGATGAACAAGAAAAAGGTAATATTCCGTATTCACTTTGTTTCCTTTGGGATTCAGTTGGTTCAGTTCCTTGTAAGATGACATTTGATGGTAAAGGTGGTAAACAACATAACGCATCAGTTTTAGCCGATAAAATTGGTATGGGAATACAGGCTCGTATTACAAAGTCACGTAAAGAAGACTATCCATACATTAACACACTTATAGTTGTTAATCAGCCTTGGGTAGAACTTCCCGATAATCCATTTGGGCAACCAACTATCAAAGCAAAGGGTGGAGAAGCTCTATGGCTTGCATCGGCACTTGTATTCCTATTTGGTAATCAGAAAAACGCTGGTATTAATCATATCACCGCAACCAAAAATGGACGAACTGTATCTTATGCTATCCGCACTAAAATCTCTGTATTAAAAAACCACATTAATGGACTTGGATACAAAGACGGAAAAATCATCGCAACCCCACAGGGATACATCGCTGATGATAAAGACGCACTTGAAAATTACAAAAAAGAATATTCTCAGTACTGGAACGCAATACTTTCAGGAACTGGTGAAATTATTCTTGATGAAACCGAGGTCACCTTTGAAAATAATGAAGGAGAACTCTAAATAAAAATCAATTCAAAGGAATATTAATACAAGTATTCATAACTAATCATGATTTGTACAAATCATGATTAGTTAAATCAGGATAGTCTTCATGAGTGTCTTCATTATGTTTTGGCATAGAAGACATTAACCACAATCCCTCCGCGGCGTCAGGAGGGGTCATATACATGTTCCAACCCATAAACTTGATGTTATCCTCAATGTAAGGTATTTCGTCTCTTCCTTCATGTCTAGCTTTTTTAAACCACTCATATGCTTCTTGGTTATCGGTTAATATTACTCCCCCTTTTCTCATTTTTAGTATTTTTTTTGGGTGAAATGATAGACACATAAAACTACCATTTATATACATGTTACTAGTAAATCTTCTTGCTGAGTCATATATCGGATATGGATACAACTGATATATACCTTTCCAATCTATATCATCAAATATAAATTTACCGCCTGCTGCCATTATTGCTTGAGGTACCGATAGGTATGTTTTTTTTGGAATTGTAACATCCTCTACTTTTAAAAAAGTACAACATAAAAATAACGCATCAGTACAATTATCTAAAGCAATTGCGTAAGGAGCTCCTGTGTATTCGGCAATTTCTTCTTCGAACATTTTTACAATTTTATATGGATTATGTTTCATTTTTATTTTATAATTTAAAAAGTTAAAGTTCTGTAATAAGATTCATATACTAAAATAATTAATACATTTTAAATATAAATAGTGAAAAAATAGTAAAATATTTAATTTAAAATCTGTGAAAAAGACTCTCCTTATAGACGGTAATAACCTATTTAAAATTGGTTTCCATGGCGTGAAAGATTATTTCCACAATGGAAACCATATTGGGGGTCTTTTTCACTTTATTAATACTCTTAGAAAATTTATTGACGAGCACAATTTTGATAAGGTAATTGTGTTTTGGGACGGGGAAGACTCAAGGTCAAAAAGAGAAATTCTATATCCGAGTTACAAACAGAATAGAAAACTATCTTTTGAAGAACCGATTTATTTGTCATATCTATACCAAAAAAACAGAGTTAAACAATACTTGGAGGAAATGTATGTCCGACAACTTGAAGTCCAAGGAATTGAAGCTGATGACCTTATGGCTGAGTATTGCAGAATATCTGAGAATGAAAAGAAACTAATATTCTCTTCTGACAAAGATTTAACTCAGCTTATCTCTGAAAAAGTCTCACTTTATTCACCTTCACTTAGAACAACATATGACAATGGAGACAAAATCAAGTTTAATGATTTTGAATTTCCACACGAAAATGTCCTAACATTGAAGATAATGATGGGTGATAAGTCAGATAATATACAAGGGATTCAATCTCTTGGGGAAAAGACACTCGTTAAATTTTTTCCTGAAGTTTTGGAAAGAAAAGTCACCTACCAAGAAATTCTTGAAAAGGCTGAACTATTGTTGAAAGAACAAAAAGATAACCAAACTTTAAAAAATATTTTGACTGGTAAGACAAAATCAGGTATATTTGAAAAAGAATATTATGAGATTAATGAAAAGATTGTGGATTTGTCTAACCCTCTTTTGAATGAAGAGGCAATTGAACAAGTAAAACTTATCTTTTCAGAGAACTTGGATACAGACGGTAGGAGTTATAAAAATCTAATCAAGTTTATGGTGGATGATGGGATTTTTAAGTTTCTACCAAAAACGGACGACGCATGGACTTATTTTATCACACCATTTTTAAAGTTAACAAGAAAAGAAAAAAGTAAAAAAACAAAGTAAAATTCTTTATGAAAGAGCAAAATGCAGATTTAACAAAGTTGGAGTTTTTGATGACTGTGAATGACAACTTTATTGTACAACGTTATTTTAACGTGAAGGACTACAACCCGAAAGCCAAAAATTCAGTGGAGCTTTTGGAATTGTTGGATGGATTTGTTGGTAATATGAAACAACATCTAAAGATGAAGAGTGTTTCATATATGTCTGACAACCAATATGAAATTATGGAAAACCCTGAGGTTCTTGAAACATCTTTCACAGATGGACCTGAGGTGTTTAATTTGTATCTAAAATACAATGGTAATGTTATGTACCACTACACTTTTGATGCAAAACCTTACCCCCCAAAAATTAGATATACAGTAGATATTCGACCATATCTTAAAGGGGTTTTGTCTAATTTGACTGAAGTATTTTCTTCTAAAAATTTAACTTACGATTTGATGGGATACTCCTTAGTCTAACAATATTTACTTAAAAAAGGACTAAGATGGCTGACAAAAATTTTGATTATTTAGGAGGTACCTTCCAACAACAACTTATCAATCAGATAATAATTGATAAGAACTTTTCTCACTCGATATTGGATGTACTTGAGGCAAATTACTTTGAAAACAAGTATTACAAAATCATCATACAGATGATTAAAGAATACTACAAAAAGTTCGATTGTGCTCCAACCTATGATACATTGCATCAAATTATTAAGTCAGAGATTACCCAAGAGCTGATGTTAAAAATCACTTTGGATACAATTAATGAAATTAAAAATGTATCTGAAGAAGGGTCACTTTTTGTTCAAGAAAAGGCTCTCAAATTCTGTAAGCAACAAGAGCTTCAGAAGGTGATGGGGAAGGCTCAAAAGATTATTGACGGAGGTGAGTTTGAAAACTATGACACCCTTGAAGAGATGGTTCGAGAGGCTCTTCAAGTTGGTGTTATAGAGAAAGATACAGGTGATGTTTTTGAAAACTTGGACCAAGTTCTTCAAGAAGATTATCGACATCCAATTCCAATGGGGATTCCAGGTATTGACAATCTTTTGAAAGGAGGTCTTGCTAAAGGTGAAATCGGAGTGATACTTGCACCAACAGGTGTAGGTAAGACAAGTTTGACCACAAAGATTGCAAACCACGCCTTCAATATGGGATTCAATGTGTTACAGATATTCTTTGAGGACAACCCAAAGATTATTCAAAGAAAACATTTCACCCTTTGGACTGGAATTGCACCTGACCTTCTTGGTGACCACAAAGAAGAGGTTATGAAGAAAGTAACCGAAGTTCAAGATAAGATGAAAAACAGACTTATTCTTAAAAAACTTCCATCAGA